TTAACCTCTCTTTTTAGCCCCCCAGCAACATGATGAATCCTCTTTTCTCACTGAAGAATACCCCATTCCTTAATTACCGACCTTGTCGGGGACATTCTGTCCTGTCGTCAGGCTATTGCGGTAGATGGATTGTTATCAACATCTGGGGGGGGTAGAGGGATAGGTTTTGGGTTATTATTAACAACTATCACCAATCCCAGATGAATTATTATGCCATGCGTATCAATCAATCTTAGCCCTGAAGCCTATACGATCTATGTCGGTTATCCAAAGAAGAAACGATCTCAATACATATCGACTGACATCCTCTCAAGCAAGTTTAACCGAGAATCGAATGTAGAGCTAGTCTTAGAGAACTCAAAACTCAAAGACCAGGTTAAGGCTACCCAGATTCAATTGAAGAGAATGATTGGCCGCTATGAGTCAGTTATACGAGGCGAGTCAATTGAAAGATGATCGAGTCCGCTCAGTTCGTCATGCTGAGTTCTTAATTCTGAATCAGATATGCTACGAGCAGAACATGAACAATATGTCGCTAAGTGCGGGGGTAAACCGACCGTTTTATGATGATGTAGAGAAAAAGCGGTGTTTTACAGCTGTAAAGAATATGCGTCGTTTATTTTCTGGAATGATGGACAAGAGAGTAAAATATCTACCAGAGGAATTACAAGAAGAACATCTTCTTTTGAGCCAGGAGAGAAAGCCAATATGATCTGCGCGAATCCTGAATGTGAAAACGAAGTCGATGTCGATAACCTGGACATCTGTTCACATTGTTTCAAAGAGCATTACCTGGATAACGAACTAGCTGGAGATCATCCCGATCAAACCGCCCTGGGGGATTTTGAATGAATCAACGAGAAATGACTAAAAAAATGTATAGAGAAATTTCTGCTCGATTGCTGTTTAACACAAAGCTCCGTGATAATATCTTCATTATGTGCAGAGAAACCGGCACTGATGCCGAAGAACGCCGGATTGAATTCGCTATCATGAATTTGTCCGAACGATTGTTGAAGAAATCTGAGGTGTTATAATGACGCTTTTCTGTATGTATTTCTCAGAATCTTTCAATTTGGGGGTTTTTTACCCCCCTCTCCCTGGCTGGACTGAAGGTGCTTTAATATGAAATCTGATTGGTACTTCGGAATTTCTGATGATTACTTTATGGACTGCGATTTTCCGATTGATGATGATATGAAGCAAGAAGTGGACTTCACAACCTATTGCGATCAGACTCATGATCTGTATGGCGTTGATATTGAGATGGTAGAGTGCTGTCTGAATTGTGGCGTTGTCCCTCATGGGTGCGTTTGTTAAGTTGGGGGATTGCCCCGGGTGAGATCCTGTATCTGTCTGCCTTGAATAACTGTCCACGCCCAAACATTAGTGAACGCCTTGAATCCTTTGCCTACGGTGGAATCTCCAACCTCAACAGCGACTCGATGTTCTATTGCTTCCATAGCCTCATCAACCGTTTCATAGACTCCATCAATAATCTCCTGCTTCAAATCGTTGGGAATATAATCAATGACTCCCGCAGCTTCTAAGATTCCAGCCAGGGCAAAGAGCGCGGTTGCATCTTTGAGAATCTCAACAATCGGTTCAGCCATGTTCTTGAACGACAATGAAGCGACGATTGGATCGAGCATAGCTCTCTCAGTTCGACCTAGAACAATCTCATGACGAATGATGGATGTCGGCTTTGGCTTAGGCATCCCGATCATTCCGGTACTTCAAACGCAGCCCAGGCATTTGCGGCATCATTTGCTGAATCGTTATCCCCTGGTAAATCTCGAAGAAATTGTCGGTAGTCAATTTGTTCCTGGCTCATAGTGCGATCACTCAACGCCAAGGGATCAGTTCGAACAAGCTCTGAATTTCTTGATTGTCGTAACTCAGGCCAGGTAACTTCACGAGAATGCACGATAGAATCGCGGTCATCATCGAAGTGTTCGGTGATGGTTCTAAGCATACTTGAAGCTCCATGATGCCATAGTGAAAGAGTTGTCAGCGATGAGTTGTGAATTAGTAATCGACGAAGGTAGATCATAGTTTGAGCCACCGTTATTGAAAAGTTGCGTATAGCCTGTGCCTGGATAGTGCGTGATCCCTAACTCGAGATTTATACCAGGCGCTCCCCCTGAAATGGCGGGTATAGCTGAAGTTTCAGGAACGACCGCGAACCAGTAAGTTTCACCTTCGGTTAAGGTAGGTGTGGTTGACCAGGAGCTAGAGGTGTACAACGCACCGCCACCGTTGACATCGATGGAAATAAGACCTGTTAGGGTTGCGGGCAAACCGTTTGTCGTTGAATAGATCGCAGCCTTGAAATCACCCTTCGAAGTGTTGGTAGCAGAAGTTCGAATTGTAAGGTCGCCCATAGCTCCCGTCTTAGGGGCGACAAAGCGCATGAATACAGCTTTAGCTTCCATAGTGAAAGAAGATACAGTATCAGTGAAGGTTCGATTTACACCCCAGGGAACGAACCGATCATAGGTTGTTAGTTGTGAAGCGTCAATAGGTTCTAAGGCATATTGAGTGCTAGCAACTGCCGCAGTTGTCAGCCCATCCCAATTTCCTGCGACAGACATACGAGCTAGATTAACCAGGACGATCCTTCTCAGGGTATCTTCTGCCTCTGGTTCAGCAAAAACCGTCTCTCCTGCTGTTTGAAATTCAGCGAAAGTTAAGTTCCCTAGATCTATATTCTTTAGAAGCTGGTAGATCCTTTGATCCTTTGTTGCATCTGGTAGTGGCATTCTATCACAATAGTCCTACCCAATCGGCTCTGACAGATTCAACAGCTAGTTTGAGAAGTACCAGGCGTCTTAATTCATCTTCATTTAGATTCTGAACAGCGATGGGATCGCCCAGGGTAGCCATCCAGGTTTCGTTTCCAGCTATGTCAGCGAGTGTTTGACCCTTAGACAGAGCATAGACCCTACCTTCGTGTCTATTTGCACCTGGTAATGGCATACACGTCACACTCATAGTTTCTTTTGAGCAGAACGAAGCCCGACGGTAAAACCCTCAAACACTTTCGGCGAAATCAATCCATTGAGGAATAATCGACGTGAATCGTGTTGCATTCTCTTCAATCGCTTTCGTTCAGTGGATTTTTTCATAAAATCACTCTCAAGCATTAGTTACGAAAGAAGCAGTGTAATTTAGAGCTACGGGAATTCTTGAAGGTTGCCATGCTGGTTGATAGACACCAGGGGAACAAGCTGGTGTAGCACCGACTAGATTCCCTAAGTTGTTAATCACATTTGCACCGCCACCAGGAGATTCGATCTTAGTAGAATCAATTGAAGTGAACATGCTGCTTACGATTACCTCGCCCTGGAGCGTATTTCCAATGCTGTTAGAAGTTTGGAGATCCACCAGAGATTGTGTGGCCGCGCCAGATGCGAGCACATAAAAAATTCGAGATGTTCCTTTGTTTGTAAATACTGAAAGAGCTGCTTGTCGAGTAGATCCTGTTGTAGTTAGAACTCGAAGTTTGTCCCCCGCCTGAAGTTTAACAGGTTTGTTCAAAGGGACTACGGCTGCAGCTGTTCCTTTGATTGACCCTGCAACATTGACCTGCACGACACCCTGGCGGAGAATGTATGCGTAAGAAAATCCGTTGTCGGCTGATATTAAACCGGCTGTAACGACTTTGCCCGGAGCGTAGTCGCCAATATCTTGGGCTACGCCGGTAAATGAAGTGGATGTTTGAAGAGTCGATTCTGTGGCTTCTGCGATTTCTGTTTGTAGGGGGATCGTAGTACCGTCGGTACACATTAAAACCCCATTAACTGTATTTGTTGCCATTCATCATCACCTCAAAGTTTTACTCCCATGCCCAGGGGCTTGAAGATATTTCGATTAACATTAGATACAGGTCGGCGCAGTAATTTTTTGCCGAATTTGAAAGTTAAACCGACTCCTAGAGATTGGATCGCCATAGCTTGCCAATTAGACATCATGTTGGAATTGATTTGAGAAAATGCTACATCAGGAGACGCTACAAGATCGGCCAAACTAATTTCATCTGTTCCTGTATAGGTCGAATACTCAGACACCATACTCCTTGAGCCTGAACTTGCTGTGGATTGCCCGACTTTAATATCTGACGAACCTGTGATAAATCCGACAGGAGAAGCGCCCATGAGTCCCTCTGTTAAAATAGTCGCATAAGCATAACTCTCTGCGATATTAATTAAGCTCATCATTTTTGGTGATCTTCGGCGCTTTGCCTTCGATTTTCGTCTTGCCATATTGTGCGGGATTGTTAGCCCGCCTATTAGTAAGACCCTCAATCCGATTTCTCAGCGAATAACCCGCCATCGGTGCGCTCGATCACCCTGGCATTGATCGTATTCTTGTTTGGATCTGCCATATTTCCAATTAATTGCGCGATAGCGGCTTGTATCGGGTTGAATTCTTGACCTTCTTCACTGAAACCAGGTACTTTTTCCATCACTGAGGCTATTGCTTCGGCCAATTTGTGATCCATTTCAATCATTGAGGCTCTGAAAACCGCCTCTATTCTTTGACCTATTACGAGCAGTAAGCCGATTTCAAGCAGTAAAAGCACAATCATTATTCCGAATCCAATATAGAGGCTCGACATCATATCCCCACCGAGCCCTGACCGGCACTTTAACCTCTCTTTTTAGCCCCCCAGCAACATGATGAATCCTCTTTTCTCACTGAAGAATACCCCATTCCTTAATTACCGACCTTGTCGGGGACATTCTGTCCTGTCGTCAGGCTATTGCGGTAGATGGATTGTTATC